TACCAGCAAGAGCGTACATTACTTGAGGGTAACGTTATAGCGCTACAAAACATTGATGAACAATACACTAATGACCGAATTAAAATTAGCGGAACGTATTGGGAGCAATACGCACTAGCAGCTAAAGAGAATTTAGGCTCGTTTGATGATCAGGTAGCCAATTCACTAGATAGGTTTTCTGCTGGCTTTGGTGATGCTGTTGGTAATGCTATATTTGAGTCAGACAACTTAGGTGATGCTTTAGGTGATGTATTCAAATCCTCAGCTAAAAATATGATTGCTTTCTATGCTGAAATGGCAATACAACGAGGCATCGCATGGGTTCTCGAACAAAGTATCTCAACAGCGAAAGATGGCTTAGTTGCTAAAGAGACAACAGTTGCGGTTGCAGGAGAGGCAACCAAAACTGGCGCAGTTGTAGCTGCGGCTGCTGCTGAAAGGCTCGCTCTACTACCTTTAAGGCTTGCAGGGGCAACGTCAACCACGCTAAATGCTCAAGCAATGGCGGTGCAGGGTTCACTTGCAGCTTTCGCATCGACAGCAGCTATCCCCGTGGTCGGCCCTCCTGCAGCGCCAGCCGCAGCAGCAACCGCTTTAGCAGCAGGGCAAGCCATGGCTACAACGGTTGGTAATATTGCTTTTGCAGGTGCTTATGATAAAGGTGGCTTAATACCATCGGGATCGGCTGGTATCGTTGCTGAGTATGGGGATGAGTTGGTTGGTGGTACGATGGTTTACAACGGCACACCATCATCATTAGCTGTTACAGGCAGGGAAGATACCGCAAGAATGACTTCTAATAGCAATAAGAATACATTCAATATAAACTCTTATGGCGCAGCTTCACCAGAGGCAATAGCCAGAGCAACAGCCAGAGCATTAAAGAAAGGCTCAAAGGCACTTGATAATGCTGTCTATGATTCAGCGAATCGTGGCAGAAAAAATGGAGGTAAACGTTATGCTTGATATTAGTAATTTTCCTTGGGCTGAATGCTCAATATCAGAGAACCGAATTATTTATCAATCTGATTCTCTAAGCTTAACTCGTACTAGGAACGACACAGGTACGCACAGGTATGAGTTTGAGTTGGTTTCTATTGATATGGATATGAAAGTAGGTCGCGGTATCAAAGCCAAGTTATCGGCTGCTACAGATGATGTTTTATTGTTTACACACCCTAGACTCGGTTACGCGCAAGGTGTTGAGCCACCATCGGGCTTGGTTGTAATTGGTGTCGGTGGCTTTGCTGGTAGCAAAGTTGTTGAGTTAACAGGGAATATAGGTGAGTGGTCATTACATGCTGGCGATTTAATACAATTTAGTAATGACACAAAAGTTTATGAAGTAGCTGAAGATACAGGACTAATAATAGGTACTGAGACTGTGAAGCTAACATTTCCATTAAGAAAAAGTGTTAGTATTGGATCGTTAGTTGTAATGAATGGTGTTACTTGGCACTTGCTGTCTAATGGAGCTATTGATGTTTCGATGGAGGCAAGCGATAATCAAGATATGGAAATAACCCTAGTCGCTGTAGAGAGATTATAAATGATAAACGCACCACAGATTGTCTTAGATGCCCTAAAAGAAGATAACGTTAGTTATGCCAACCTAGTTACAATTAATTTAGGGGATGCTTACGGCAGTGGTGAAGATGTAATGCTTTATTACACTGACTACGGGCATGTAATATCGTATAACGGTAACAGTTATACGCCTGATAATAACCTAACAGAAATGTCGGGGATTAGCCGTAAAGCGTCTACTGGATCGGACTCAGTAGATATTGTTTTTGGCGTAACTGATGAGTCAATAGTTGGAGCTATTAGTTCAGAAAGGTATATCAATAAACCCACTGTAATTGAGCGTGTGATTATAAGTGATGGTGTTATAGTTGGCGATTTTGCTATACCGATCCGTACAGCTTGGGGTTTAAGTCATAGTTTGTCTGGTGATACTGATGAGCGAAAAATTACATTAACTATTGATACATCGCTTGGTGATCTTGATGGTGATAATGGGTGGTATACTCTTAACTCATCACACGAAAAACGTGAGCCTATAGATAAAATTATGCGTCATAGCGGCACTGTTATGACTGAAGATCAACAAGATAAATACACTACTAGTTTTAGTGGTGTAATTAGTCAAGAGAATAAACCGCCAGCACTACCTAAAGTTTATGGATATGCTAACACCAAGTTAACACCTATCTGTATGCTTAAACATCGAAAAACTCATACGTTTTATCGTCATTATTACACTACTCTTATTTATGCTATTTCAATTGGTGACTGCCAATCAGTTGACCTTAGAAACCTAACAAAAGGTGATGAAAGGCTTAACGCCACCATTATATCTGGCAGCAATTACGATGGTGGGTGGGCGGTTAGGGTGAGAACGCCAGCAGAAAATAACATACCAATTAGAGATGATCCTAACTTGAGTTTTTGGCGCAGTAGAATGGATAGTAAAGAAATTAGCCGCCTTAACGGTATGTACGGTAAAGGTCTTACTTTATTGTTTGTGTCTAATCGTAACCGTGACGATTGGTTGCAATCTGTACCTGATCTATCAGTGCCAGTACAAGGTGCAAAGGTGTATGATCCCCGTACTGGTTTAACTGCTTTTTCAAGAAACCCGATGCTTCAGTATGCTGATTTTTTACGGTCTACTGATTATGGCGCTGGTAATCGAGGCATACCATTAACTGACGATAACATTATTGAAGTTGCCAATTACTTTGATCAACTGCCTGATTCTATTGGTAATGACGGAATTAACTCAATATTAATTGATGTAACCATAGATACTGGTCAACCACTAATCGACAATATGAATGTGTGGATGGAGGGCGTGAGGCTATACACTAGTGATTACTATGGTAGGTTCAATGTTCGCGTAGAGTCTAAAAAAAGCGTTGATTGGTTTATTGATGAAGATGAAACTCTTGCAGTTCCAGATTTTGACTCAGGTGAGTTTACCGATAAATTAAACCAGTTGACGTATTCCGTTAAACAGTTATTACCAGATACTTCAGCACAGGCAGGTTTTGGTGATCTGGTTGAGGTTGATGTAGAGGCTGTTTACCCTGCTGATGATTCTGAACTGTACAATAAATGGCTTGCAGAAGATGGTGGTATACCTAGTTTTAATTCGTCTGCTCTTGATTATGTGACTAGTACCGAGCAAGCTTATTATTGGGCTATGGTCGATGCGAGAATTTCACGCCAACCAAGAGAAATGACATTAGTGGTAGGTGCTTCATACTGGCTATCAGAGGTTGGTGATGTCCTATCATTCTCATCATCAATAATGGATAGTTCAGATCAATTATGGCGTATTAGTGAAGTTAGTGAAAATGATAACGAGGTAGAGCTTGAGTTAGTGGCGTATGATCCTAACTTTTACACCCCTGATCCAGATGCCATACCAGATCCAGTGGATTACGCATCACCACCAGCTACAACACCATTATCAGCCGTATCAGGCATGGCTATTACTGATGAGAATAATGCGTTTTGGCTAACATGGACACCATTACCTAGCGCTAATATTGCTTGGTATGCGGTGGAGGTACTCAAGGACGGAGTGCCGTTTCTTGATAGACCTAAAGTTGGTCAGCCACCAGTTAAGCTTGATGATATTATTGTTGGTGATTACACTGCTATTGTTACAGCTACAGGGATTGAGGATGAGGGCAAGGAATCTTTGTTATCGTTCTCTGTTTCAGAGCCAGAAACACCTATTTTAGTTTCTACTGCTGGTAACTTTGAAATAGAAATAATGCCTACACTGATAGGTAGTTACTTTGGTGTTACATTTGAATTTTATTCAAGTGATATTAATGATTTTAGTTCAGCATCATTCAAGGGTAAATCAACATCGCTAACTGTTATTGGGTTGTCACCTAGTACAAATTACTATTTTTGGGTACGAACTGTTGGGGTTGCTGGTAATTCACCTTACGCACAAATTACCGTAAAAACAACTAACGACTCGACAGGGTTAAATGATGTTATAACTGACTTGGATCGTAATAACTTTACCGAGGAAGTTAGCGATCTTATTACTCAGACTGAACGACTAAATTTAGATACAGGTAAAACCCTATCAGAGTCGTATCAGTTCACCAGTGAGCAAATCCAGTACGAAATATTTGAACGCCAATCATTAGGGATGGAAGTTACAAACCTATCAGCAGATTACTCAGCATGGATTAATGGCTATGAAGAAAGGTTACTTAACGATGAAAGGTTAATTGATGCCAGCGCCTACTTTGATCCCGATACAGGGTTGATTGTTTTTCGCGGATATGAGTACACCGATCAAAAGTTCAGTCAAGCTCAAATACTTATTGATGGTGTTTCAGCAGAGGTGTTAATTCAGGCTGAACGTATTACGCAAACTGATCAGTCTGTAGTTAGTGCTAACGCATTGATTCAAGTTAATGCTGGCAATATAGAGTTGCGAGCTACTTACACTGAAGTTACAGAAGAAATTGCTGGCGCATTAGAGGCTTTAGTACCAGCCGTATCATATCAATTTAATACTGGTAAAGATGGCTGGACGGGTGTTACGTGGAATTCTGCCGCTTATATATCTTTCGATCAACCATCTATTGCTGAAATAACAGGTTTATCAATAGACTCTGAAAGTAATACAACTATCAGTACACGAACAAGAAGTAGTGCTGCTATTGATTCAACTTTTAGCTGGAACGGATTACAGCAACGTATACCTATGGGCGTAGGTGTGTTAGTTGGTCAGTGGGAAATAAAGAACATAATCCTATCAGCTAATGATGGCTGGAACGGCACTATAACCAGCATACAAATTGAGAACGCTGGTGATAAAACACTAGATATTGACTCATTTGTTGTTGGTAAGCCCCAAGCGAACGCCATAGCGCTTGAGGAACTAATAGTACGAACAAGCACTATTGAAATAGATATGGATGCTGGCACTGGTAGAATGGCGCAGTATGCTACAACACAGTGGGTTAATGCTGCTGGTTATCAAACAATATCAGATGTTAATACTACTATTGACTCGTTCAATACCACCTATCAAATATCAGCAACTTTAGAGCAACTTTCGGATAACGAAACTTTAGTAAAAGCTAATTATGCCTCTACATGGGTTGATGGTGCTGAAAGTAATATCACTGATGTAGTGGTGGCATACAACGCTGGCGAGGGTGGGATTGATGATACTATCACTGTTATTCAAAGTGATCTTGACGCTTTGGCTGGTGAGATCACTAATAGCGTTGGTTCTATCAGGGGCATCGAATTACAACAAGACGCTCAAGGTATGGAGGCTGTACTTGACGCATACAATTTATTTATAACAGAGAATAAGCGGTCAAAGGATAGTGTAGGTCTTGCTTATGCTGAAGAAAAGCTAAGTGCTGTTGCTGATGAGTCCTCATCCACTGCCGAGCAATCGTTAGAGTTATTGGCGTTGTACGAAGAGAGCGCTGCTGAAATAAGTGAGCTAACTACTGCATTTGCTGATGAGAAAAAAGCTACAGCACAAAGAGAATCTAATTTAAAAGCCGAGATAACTAAGGGCGATCAGGTTAATTCTGTAGCAATAAACGACCTTGATACCGCTTTTGTTAATGAAAAGCAAGCTACAGCCGAGCGATCAGCAGGTATACTTGCACAAATGGTAGATGATGATGCAACCACTCTTGCTGCTGCAAATGAGTACACCAGAACGAGCGTGGGTTACTGTGTTGACTCTGATGGCAACATCACTAATGAGAGTGACGCTGTAGAGTGTGTTGCTGTTAGTGGTAATTCTTGGGTTGATGGCGCTATTGCTGAGTATATTAGAAACCTACAAATTAGTAACGGCACTGATGTAGCCAGTATTTCTGATATTAGACAAGTATTTGATCATGAGGACGGTAAGCTTATTGCGCGTGGTGGCATGGTTTCTAATGTCAACGGTCAAATAACGGGATACTCAAGCTTTAATGATGGTGACACATCACTATTTGATATTATTTCTGAAAAATTTAGAGTGGGTATTATTGATGATGATGGTGATTTTGAACCACTATTATCTCTTGATGATAATAAAAAAGAGTTGAGGATAAAAGCAAAGTTAGTATTGGGCGATGGGTATGAAGTCATTACCGAGGAAGATATTAGGGCGCAAGATGGCAGCACTATCTTTACTGAGTTTGAGTATAGTATTGATGGATCTGGTGATTGGCATTTCCCTATGGCTAATGGCGATGTCTATTTTAGGCAACGAGTAGTTGATAATGGTGTCAACGGTAACTGGTCTAATGCGTCAAGGGTTGCTGGATACAATGGAGCTAATGGCTCAGATGGCACTGATGGCTCAGATGGCAATGATGGTACTGATGGTGTTAATGGTACTGATGGTGTAAATGGTGCTGATGGTCGGACATCTTATTTTCATATAGCGTATGCTGACAATATTAACGGTGGTGGATTTAGTCAAAGCCCTACTAACAAAGAATATACTGGTACTTATGTTGATTTCACTCAAGCAGATAGTAGCAACCCAAGCAAATACGTATGGTCAAA